CACGTCGTGGCGCTGGTAACTACGCTGTTGTAAGTTCAGCTTCGTTGACAGTGTTGCAATCTGCAACAACTTCAGCTTTTGCTCGCACCACAGAAGGCACCTTCGAAGCACCTACAAACACCAAGTTTGTTGGTACATTGAACGGTTCCATGAGAGTGTTCGTTGACAGTTATGCCAGCGATACAACTCCAGTTCTGGTTGGCTACAAAGGCTCTTCAGAAGCTGACGCTCCTGCATTCTACTGCCCATACATTCCGTTGATGAGCAGTGGTGTTGTGTTGGATCCATCAACCTTTGAACCAGTGGTGTCATTCATGACACGTTATGGTTACATTGAGTTGACCAACACTGCATCGTCATTCGGTAACGCCGGTGACTATGTGGGTGAGATCGCAGTATCTAACTTGTCATTCTCCTAATCAGAGAACCAACCCAGGGATGGGAAGGACAAAAAAAGCACCTTCGGGTGCTTTTTTGTTGACTACACTTTCATCCAACTTAGATATTGAGTGATTTTCTTTCGAACGCTGGCCCAGTCGCCCATTGAGGGTTGACGGAACAGTCGTGCAGTTGAGTACCAAGGTGAGTCATCACGATTAAGCAACCAACGCCAGTCTGTACCAAACCAGTTTAGCATGATCCAGGTGGGGCGACCCAGTGATCCACTCAAGTGTGACACCGCAGTATCCACACCAATCACAACGTCCATGGCCATGATCAAGGCCGCAGTGTCTACAAAACTTGTGATGCTGCCTGGATATGCTTGGACGCCCGCTGCAACTAATGCTGCCTCTTCTTCAGGCGTGGCATCAATTTGCAAATTAATCCACTCGTATTGAGAATTTGTTCGAATAAGCTCTAGCATGTCTTCAAACGGCATGCCTTTGTGCCGATTCAGCCAGGCATCTCTGCGACCGCTCCAACAGAACCCCACTCTCATGCGAGTCTTGGGACCTAGTATTTGCAACCACTCTTGCTGTTTGTTCATATCTACATTGAGATAATTCACAGGCTTTGGCAAGTTTTCTAATGTGATTCCTAGTATACCAGGAATGCTCATGATAGGAGTCCAGTAATCAAACTCGCCAACATCATCTAGGTACCCAGCAACTCGTTCAATAATAGGACTATTGCCCAGCAGTGGAATCAAACCGTCTGTTACTTTGAGTTTGATCTTTGCACCTGCCACATGCAAGTTCCACAAAAATCTCACAAACTGAATGTTGTCACCATGTCCCTGTTCACCTTCCACAAGGATGGTTTTGTCTTTTAGATCTTGACCAGTCCACCGAGGTTGTGTGTGCTTGGGCAGTTGGCCAGCAAGATGTTCGTAGTTCCATCGCACTTCGTACAGTGGCCATCCTTGTGCATAGTTGCCCTGAATCAAATAGCTTACTGCTAGATTGAAATGAGCTGTGACGTTTTGTGGTTCCAATGCAATGGCATGCTGTAAGAACGGCACAGCCCTTGCAGGTTGTCCACATTCTCTCATGACATTGCCGTAATTGTTCCAGGCAGCTGCCAGGTCCATGTCTTCCACAAATGCCTGTGCATAGCATTTGAGAGCTTCAGTTGGTTGATTCTGTGCTCGGTATTCGTTGCCTTGAGCAATTAAAAGTTGTGTGTCCATGGCTATATTTAAGGTGCAACTTGGTCCATTTTACATTTTCGCTAAATACTTGTCAACGCAATTTGGCGTTTTATGCGGTATTAATCCCACCGCGTAGCGGCTAGAACCCGCATCGGGCTTCTATAAGGAGAAATCAAATGGGTCGTCCTCTAAAAATTCAAAAACGTTCTACTGGTTCAGGCAATGGCGGCGCAGCCGTTAACGTCGACATCGGTTATCCAAACTTCGGATCATTAACTGATCCAGTGTTTAACTCACCTGTTCAAACTTTGAACAACGAACAATATGTGGGTGTGGTTGGTGGTGCAAGTTCTGCTGCCACTTCAGCCACTAATCCTCGCACACTGGTGGAAGTAAACATCACATTGGCTTCTGGATCAGGCGCTGGTTCAGCAGCTGGTTACATTATCCGCCAAAAAGGCAGTCACAAATATCTGGTTGGTGACTCTACCAGCCGTACTGCTCTTGTTGTGGGAAATGCCTATCGCATTATCACAGTGGGTAACACAGCTTGGACATCATACGGTGCTCCTGCCAACTATGCTGTGGGCACAATCTTCACTTGTACTGTTGCGTTAGGCGACACAGGTACTGGTGCAGTAAACTTGGTTGGTGTTTGTGTTCTTAGCGATGCTGCATCACCCACAAGTGGTAACATGAGTATTGCTTATATCAATGACGCTAGTTCTGAAGTGTATGTTTCTAAACTGACCAATCGTTTCATGCTAGGTTGGGAAGGTGGATCAAACTATGCCGCTACTTCTGTTGTTGCAGACGTTCGTGGCCTGGCCAACTTCTTCACAGACGAAGGCACAATGATAAAGTCAGGTACCACTGGCGCAGCAAACACTGGTTCTGCACAAAGCGGACAACAGAATTTGTTGAACCTTACCCTGATACAAAACGCTACAAGCTAATTTGTAGTAACTCACAATCCTCTCAGATATATACTGGGAGGATTTTTTATGGCCGTAGCATTTGTATTGGGTAATGGCATCAGTCGCAAAGGTGTTAATTTGGAACACTTGCGCACCCACGGCACAATCTATGGCTGCAATGCCTTGTACAGAGATTTTGTTCCAGATGTACTAATTGCTACCGATCGTCCAATTAGCGAACAAATACAGCACTCAGGCTATCCATTAAAAAACAAATTCTACACTAGAAAACCATTGGATGGACTGGGCGCACATCGTGTACCTGACCAATATTGGGGCTACAGTTCTGGACCCCTGGCAGCGGCAATTGCAGCGGCAGATCAACACTTGAATATCTATCTGTTGGGATTTGATATGGCTGGCATAAATGATCGATTCAACAATGTATATGCAGACTCTGAATTCTACAAACGCAGTGGAGCAAACCCAACTTACACTGGCAATTGGGAACGGCAATTGCTCAAAGTCATGCACGATTATCCACACACAAACTTCATTCGAGTGCATGGAGCAGTCACAGCAGACATACCAGAATTCAACAAACACCCACGATACTCACGCCTAAACATTGGAGATTTCCAAAGTCAATTTGGCGTTTGACCCAAATTCAGCATAGTACAAGCTCTGGTAAATATACAATAGGGCCAGATTCAGCATGACACAACAAGTAATCAACACCGGCGCGGTGGCAAACGATGGCACGGGCGAAAGCCTGCGCAATGCGTTTGATGCAGTTAACAATAACTTTGCCAACATCTGGACGGCCGGACCTGTAGATTCACAGGTTGTAATCAGCAACAATCGCATATCTACTACAGTACAAAATCTAGCATTGGTACTGGCTGGTAACGGCGTCGGTACTATCACAGTTGGCAGTTCTGTTGTTCCCAGCATTGATTCTGTATACAGCCTAGGAACTGCAAATGCAAGATTTGACAGTGTTTACGGTAGATACCTTTACGGTAACGGTGCATTCTTAACTGGCATCAGCAATGGCAGCGGCAGTGCAACGTCTGTGACATTTGCAGCCACACCACCACTAACAGCCAACATTGGTGATATTTGGATTCAAAGTGATACTGGCATACAGTATCTTTACTTTAACGACAACACCAGCAACCAATGGGCCGAACTAGAAGCCTATCAAAGTTTCAGTTCTGGCGGAACAGGTAATGGCAACGTTGACTTAACCAATGTGTCGTCAGACATTATTCCTAGCACCAATAACAGTTATAGTTTAGGCAGTAGTGGATATCAATGGAAAGATCTTTGGGTTAGTAACAGCACAATCTATTTGAACAGTTTGCCGATCACAGCAGATGGTGCCAACCTAAAAGTCAACGGCAACACAGTACTTACAACCAGCAGCCCACTCAGCTTTAGTAACTTGAGTGTGACTGGTAATGTGAATGCAAATGCAGTTTACACCAACAACTATTTTTATGCCAATGGCGCACCTTTTCCACAAGGCAGCAATAGCCTTCCGGGCACAACCATATCACTCAAAGACAACAAGATTTCTACTACTACTCTAAATCAGAGTTTGGTATTGGCAGGTAATGGTGTAGGCAACGTACAAACCAACAGTAGTATCATGCCAGATGCTACACAAATTCGTGACATTGGATCTGCCTCTAACAAATTTAATAGTGTGTATGCTGGATACTATTATGGCAATGGTTCACAACTAACTGGCATGTCTGGACCAGTGTTCATGGCTTACAATTCGGCTAATCAAAGTTTAACCGGAGCCACTACTAATTTGATTTATGGTACTGCAACTGTTAATACAAGCTCTTATTATAACACAGTGACTGGAAGGTTCACTCCACTGGTTGCCGGATACTACCAAGTCAATGTTTGGTTTTTACCCGAACTTGTAACCGGAACGGCTAATGCTGGTTTTTATGTTGCATTATATAAAACTGGTTCACCAATTGCATTCGGGGGATCAACGGTAATAACACCTACATGGGGGACAGTTTCTGGCTCATCAATCAACACATTGGTTTACTTAAACGGATCTACTGACTACCTAAACATTGTTTCAAATAATACAATTTATTCAGGCACTTGGAGATCGGGTATAACCCAAGCAAATTATTTCCAGGCAGTATGGATCAGAGGCACATGACATGCATTTCTCATCCATTGCATCCGCGGTTTGAAAATCAAATAAGTACTAGAATAGACATTAAAAAATGGCAACATTAAATTTTCCAACCAACCCAACACTGAACCAAACTTATAGTTTTGGCGGAAAAACTTGGGTGTGGAACGGCCAAGGCTGGCAACTGTCTGCGTCTGGTGCGATCAACAATATTCCCATTGGCAACATCACACCTGCTTCGGGTGCGTTTACCACTCTGTCAGCTAACACTTTTGCTGCTAATGGCATCACAGTACTAGGCAACATCACTGGCGCAAATCTAAATGCCACTGGTAACCTCAGCGTCGCTGGCAATGTCAATTCACCACTGAATGTTAGAGCCAATGTTACTGCCACAAATTTCGTCACAGCAGGCACACTCGCCGCTGGCATAGTGAGTGCCACAGGTAACGTAACCGGCGCATACTTCATTGGTGATGGCAGTCAACTTACAAATCTTCCAGGCGTTAACTATTCAAATGCCAATGTAGCCAACTACCTGCCTACATACACAGGCAACTTACCCAACTTAACAGGTCCTGTAACAACTACAGGTAACTTAACTGGCAACAATGTTGTCGCCAGTGGATTGGTCACTGCCGCAGGCAACATCACAGGCGGTAACTTACGCACCGCAGGCAGCATTACTGCCACAGGTAACATCACAGGTGGCAATCTTGCCACAGGTAACATTATTTCGGCCAGTATCAACAGTTCAGGATTGATTTCTGCTGTAGGCAACATTACTGGTGCATACATTTTTGGTAATGGTAGTCAACTAACTGGATTGCCGGCCACCTATTCAAATGCCAATGTAGCTGCTTATTTGCCCACATATACAGGCAACTTGCCCAACTTGACAGGACCTGTAACAACTACAGGCAATCTAACTGGTGGCAACATTTTGACCAGCGGATTGATCAGTGCTGCTGGAATTATTACAGGCGGTAATGTTAGCACAGGCAATATCACTGCTGGCAATGTTAGTACCACAGGCAATGTTCGGGCAGCATACTTCCTAGGTGATGGCAGTCAACTTACCAATTTGCCAGCAGGCAACTATTCAAATGCCAATGTGGCTGCTTACTTGCCCACATATACTGGCAATCTTGCGAACTTAACAGGACCAGTAACCACCACAAGTAATATCACTGGCGGTAACTTACAAACTGGTGGAAGTCTAACTGTATCTGGAAATATTACCACTGGTAATATTGCTACTGGTAATGTCACAGGTGGTAATGCAAGTATTGCAGGAACAATCAGCGCCACTGGCAATGTGATTGGTGCGTACATATTAGGTGATGGTAGCCAATTAACAAACTTACCAGCAGGCAATTATTCCAACGCCAATGTAGCCAATTATCTTCCTACCTACACTGGTAATCTTGCGAGTCTAACCGGACCAGTTACAACCACAAGTAACATCACAGGTGGTAACTTACAAACTGGCGGAAGTCTAACTGTATCTGGCAATGTTGTTGGTGGAAATGTTTCTACTGGTAATGTTATTGCTGCCAATGTCAGCACAGTTGGTAATGTTCAGGCTGCATACTTTCTAGGTGATGGTAGCCAATTAACAAACTTACCAGCAGGCAATTACTCAAATGCTAATGTTGCTGCCTACTTGCCAACTTATACCGGTAACCTTGCGAGCTTAACAGGTCCAGTAACAACTACAGCTAATATAACTGGTAGTAACTTACAAACTGGTGGATTGATATCTGCCGCTGGTAACATCACAGGTGGCAATATTGCTACTGGAAATATACTTGCTGGCAATGTCAGCACTGCTGGCAATGTCAGCGGCACTTATATTTTAGGTGATGGCAGTCAACTTACTAACTTACCAGCTGGTAATTATTCAAATGCAAACGTAGCCAATTATCTTCCTACCTACACTGGCAATCTTACAAGCCTAACAGGTCCAGTCACAACCACAAGTAATATCACAGGTGGCAATGTTAGCACTGCTGGATCAATAACAGCCACAGGAAATATCACAGGCGGCAATGTCAGCACAGGCAATATCCTTGCTGGTAATGTCAGCACTGCTGGCAATGTTAGCGGCACTTATATTTTAGGTGATGGTAGTCAACTTACTAATTTGCCAGCAGGCGATTACTCAAATGCCAATGTTGCGGCTTACTTGCCCACATACACAGGTAACTTAGTTAGTCTAACTGGACCAGTTACTACTACTGCCAATATCACAGGCGGCAATTTACGTACTGCTGGATCAATCACAGCCACAGGTAATATTGCAGGTGGTAACATTGCCACAGGCAATTTAGTTGCTGCCAATGTAGAGTCGTTGGGCATAGTTAGTGCAGTAGGCAACGTCACCGGCACATACTTCATTGGCAATGGCGCTTTCTTAACTGGCATTGCCAGTGGTAACAACAATTACTCAAATGCTAATGTTGCGGCTTACTTGCCTACATACACAGGTAACTTAGTCAGCCTAACTGGTCCAGTCACAACCACAAGCAATATCACTGGTGGCAACATATCAACTACTGGTAATGTTCGTGGTACTTATATTTTAGGTGATGGCAGTCAGCTTACAAATCTTCCAGCAGGTAATTACTCAAATGCCAATGTTGCGGCTTACTTGCCCACATATACTGGCAACCTAGTCAGCCTAACCGGTCCAGTCACAACCACTGCCGATATCACTGGTGGTAGCATATTAACTACTGGGCTGATGTCAGCAACTGGTACAATCACAAGTGCTGCCAACATCACAGGTGGTAATTTACGTACTGGTGGGTTGATATCTGCAACAGGCACAATAACTGGGTCAAGTCTGTTAGGATCAGTAATCAGTGCCAGTGCAAACATCACAGGCGGTAACATTCTTACTGCTGGCAACATTAGTGCTAACAATATTCGTGCTACCAACCAATTAAAAATTGGTCTAGCCAATCTTTATCCTAGCAATTTTGATCCAGCAGTATTGACTGTCCAAGCAGATGCAGTTGAATTCTCTGGACAGATAAATGCCACAGGTGACATATCAGGAAACAATATTTCAGGTGTTGGTAATGTAACCGGCAGCAACATATACACCAATGGTATAGTTAGTGCCACTGGCAACATGTACGCTGCCAACTTCATTGGTAATGTTACTGGTAATATTACGGTACCAGGTACAACCACACAAATTTTATTCAATGATGGCGGCCTAGCTGGTGCTAATGCCGGTCTAACATTTAACAAAACCACACAAGTTCTTTCAGTAACTGGTAACATTCAAAGTGGTAACCTACGCACCGCAGGATTGATCAGTGCAACTGGTAATATTGCCGGTCAATACTTTGTTGGTAACGGTTCTTTACTGACTGGCATTATTGCCACAGCTGGCGCTGCTATCACAAACGGTAGTAGTAATGTTACTGTGGCAGCAAATGGTAATGTGACTGTTACTGTGGCAGGAAATTACAACGTCACAACATTTGCCACAACTGGTGTTTATACCACAGGTCTAGTATCGGCTACTGGTAACATCAGCGGCAATTACATTTTGGGCAATGGTGCTTTGTTGACTGGCGTGATCACATCAGTGGCCAACATCAACAACGGCACATCAAATGTCACTGTTGTTAGTTCTGGTGGCAATGTTTCTGTAGGCGTAGGCGGCACAGGCAATGTGGCTGTGTTTGCCACAACTGGTGAATACATCACAGGTGAACTGAGTGCAACTGGCAACGTTACTGGCAATTACTTCTTTGGTAACGGTAGTCAACTAACTGGTGTGGCAGCATCTAGTGTAAATGCCAATGCACTAATTGGTAACACATTAAGTTCAAACGTTTTATATTCTAGTTTGACCACAGTTGGCAATTTGGCTAACTTGAGTGTAGTAGGTAACACAACCAGTGGTAATTTACTAACTGGTGGATTGATCTCTGCAACCGGCAATATAGATGTAGGCAACATAAACACTGTTGGTCTTGCATCAGTTACTGGCAACATTACAGGTGGTAACTTATTAACTGGTGGATTGATATCAGCAA